CACTACTCGTCGTATGACTCATATCATCCGTGCATACGCTGTGTTCGGTGATCAAAAGAAGGCAGTCGAACTCTGTGTAAATCGATTCGACACTGCTACCAAACTTGCCTTTATCGATCTTTACGATAAGGTTGCTGGTGGCGAAGAAGTAAACCCTGCTGAGGAGATTGCAGAACCTGCAAAAACCGAAGCAACTACTGAGGAAAATGTACCATTTTAATGGTGCAAAAAAGGTGCAAAGGTCTGTTGACTTTTGCATCTTTCTGAGGTATAATACACTAACTTGATTGGAGATATATTATGTTGAACTTTGCAAATCTTTCTTTTTCACAAAAGAAATTCGTGGTGTCAGTTATTGAAAACTTCCCACAATACAAAGAGAGTGGTAAGATCACTTTGAAAGAGGTGGTTGATATCACTCAAGACTGGGCTAAGAAACGTTCAGAGGGTGCACCAAAAGTTGGCTATCCTAACTGGATGTTTAAGGCAAACAAACTTGAAAAAGGTTTGTATCAATTGCCTGTTCCTAGCGCAGACGAATTGAATGCATATGCCGAAGAAGCAGAAGCGAAAGCGAATCCTGTGAAACGTGCACGTGCTAAGATTGCTAAATTGCAATCAGCCAAGAAAGTAATGCTCAACGACAAGACTGTTGCGTTGAGTGACGAATTGTCAGAAGATGAGTCACGTCTTCAGGCAATCATTGGAGAGACTGACGAATATGAGTTGGGTCTTTCTGATGACGACTTTAATACTATCCTCCAAGAGAATGGTATTTCTGTCAATGTTGGTAGTAATTCCGATTACTACTAATCTTCCTTGGATCGATAGGGAGACGCCATCTTCCCTATCGATCTTTTTTTATGATGGTGAATAGGAGAATGTTATTATGACAAAAACTTCGAAACTTCTTGCTTCGTTCCAAAAGGGTGATGCCCTAACTGCTAAGCAAATTAAAGCACGTTTCGGTTTGGCAAATCCTGCTGAAGCAGTACGTGTTCTTCGTTCTGAAGGTTATGCAATCTACAGCAACGAAACAAAACTTTCTGACGGTACAGTTGCTACTAAGTACCGCATTGGTAAACCATCTCGCAAGATGGTTGCTGCAGCTGCAGAATATGCAGGTGCTGCTGTATTCTCGTAAGAGAGACAGACTTGGTGGGGGATCTTCCCCCACCACCCACTAACTCTAAGGTTTATGATGAAAAAGATTGATTACAAATATAGTGAAGATAAACTTATCAAAGAATTACAAGAGTATGTTGATGCTACCTATGGTCAACATTACTCGCAAAATAAATTCCAAACTACCGAGTTCATTATTGACAATGGACATGGAATGGGATTCTGTCTTGGTAACGTTATTAAATATACTCAACGTTACGGCAAGAAAGAAGGATACAACCGCAAGGATCTATTAAAGGTTCTGCATTATGCTCTGATCGCTTTGCATACACACGATCTAGATCATGGTTGACATTTGCCTTGTTATGAGGTATAATACAAACACTGTGTTTATTATGAAGGAGAACACCTATGAAACTAAGTAAAGATACTGTTGCTTTGTTCAAGAACTTTGCTGGAATTAACAGCAATCTTCTGTTGAAAGCAGGCAACAAACTTGCCACAATCAGTGCTCAAAAGAATGTGATGGCAGATGTAACCGTAGCGGAAACTTTCCCAGACTTCGGCATTTATGACCTAAACGAATTCTTGGGTGCTATGTCGCTATTTGAAGATCCAGATCTAGAGTTTGGCGATAAGTCTGTAACAATTTCTGAAGCAGGCAGTTCTATTAAATACTTCGCAGCAGATGCATCTGTGTTGACTGCTCCTCAAAAAGCAATCACATTCCCAGACTCTGATGTCGATTTTACTCTAACTGCAACTATGCTGAACATGATTCTGAAGACTGCTTCAGTTCTTCGTGCATCAGATGTAGCAGTGGTTGGTGATGGAACTCAAATGACCATTCTTGTTGGTGATAAAAAGAATGCCACTGGTAACTCTTACAATGCTAATCTTGGTCCAACTGATAAGAAATTCAAAGTC